GCAGATACAAGTGATGGTTTAAAACTAACCTCTGATACCAGTGGTCAGATTGACTTCCAATCAGCAGGGTCTACTAAAGCTCAAGTCAGTAGTACAGGTCTTGCCGTGTTAAATGGTGCAGATGTTTCCATGAGTTCTGCTGCGGCAGGACAACTAAAAATAGATGGAAATGGATATGATTTTGGAATTGCTCTAGATGCAAGTGCAGCTCATCTTTATCACAACTCAGCAGCACGCGACCTTGTTTTAGGTGTTAATGAAACTGAACAAATGAGATTAACCCCAGCAGGTCTATTAAAGTTTGACTCAGGATATGGGTCTGTTGCTACAGCGTACGGGTGTCGTGCTTGGGTAAACTTTGTTGGTACTGGTACTGTTAGTATAAATGCTTCTGGAAATGTATCTAGTATAACTGATAATGCTGTTGGTAATTATACAGTTAATTTTACTACAGCTATGCCTGATGATGATTATTCGGTAAATGGGTCAACTTCATCTGCAGTTAACAACAATGTATTTATTGCTGGAGCAACTGTTCTACCTACAACAAGTGCATATAGGTTTAATACAAGAGCCTCATCAAATGTTAATTTAGATATGCCTATAGTCAATGTAAATTTTATAAGATAAAAGGAAAAGTAGAATGAGAATAATATATGAAACAAGTGATGGTGGAGTAGCAGTTATTGTTCCTGCACCTGAGTATTTATTAACTCACACTATGGAAGAACTAGCTGCTAAAGATGTACCAGCAGGAGCTAACTACGAAATAGTAGAAGATAGTGTAGTACCATCAGATAGAGCATTTAGAGGTGCATGGACATGGGCATAACAGTAGACATAACTAAAGCTAAAGTTATTACTAAAGACAGACTTCGTGAAGAACGAAAGCCTTTACTTGAAGCACAAGATATTTTGTTTATGCAAGCACAAGAAGCTGGCACATCAACTTCAGCTATAGTCACAGAGAAACAAAGACTACGAGATATTACTAATCAAGTGGATAGCATGACAACACTAGACGAGCTTAAAGGAGCAAGTGTGTAATGAGTTCAATAGTCCTTACAGGAGATACAAGCGGAGCTATCACTGTATCAGCACCAGCAGTAGCTGGAACAAATACTATTACTATGCCCGCAAGTTCGGGAACATTAGCTATAGATTCTACTGGTTCAGTTATTGAAGAACTTCACTCACTTTGTAATGGAACAGATTTGCGTGGCAGAGCAACTATAACTAATGTAACTGGTGTACAAAATTTAACAACAACTTATGCAGTTGCTACAGGTTCAGAAGTAACTAACTATACTCCTCCTGTTGGAACAACAATGGTTATATATGAATGGAATTTTTATATTGGATATGTAGAGGTTGGTGGAATATCTCATTATAGATTTTATTATAGCACTGATGGTAGCACATATATAGAAGCTGAAAGTTTTAGAAGAAATCATTTTGCTTATTATGCTGGTTCAAACCCAATCTTTCGTGTTCCTATAATACTTGGAGCAAGCACTGGTGTAGCAAATGAGGCTATTCTTACTGATGTTAGACCTACACTTTATTTAAAATGGGAAGTAAGAGAATATGGCAGTGGTAATGAACAAAAACTTCATGCAACAAGATACTGGGACGGGGCTGATGTATCAATTTTCTCAAAACCACAAGTAATGATAAAAGCAATAGTATAAAGGAAAAACATACTAATGTCTAACATGACAGATTACGAAGCAGGACAGTTAGTAGCAGTAGTTACTCAGCTTAATAATGAAATAAGTGAAATGAATAAAACTTGCACTATGCTATCTGAACGAGTAAATGAATTAGAAAAACAAATGGCTAAAGGAAAGGGAATGTTTGCTGGAGCTATATTTATAGCAATGGGATTAGGTGGTATTGGTAGCACCTTATTCTCTAAATGGTTTAATTAGGATACAAGATATGACTTACTTAGATATAGTTAATAACATTTTAAAACGATTAAGAGAGCGTACTGTATCAACAGTTAATGAATCTTCTTACTCTAGTTTGATAGCTGTAATTGTTAATGATGCAAAAGAATCAGTAGAAAATGCTTGGAACTGGAGTGCATTAAGAACTACATTAAGTGCTACTACAACCAGTGGTATTTTTAACTATGAACTAAATGGTTCTTTAAACTCTTTAACAGTATTAGATGCAACAAATGTAACAGATAACTTTTTCTTAGATTACAAAGCAGCACACGATTTTAATAAATTCTTTTTAAGTAATGATGTAGCAACAGGCTCACCTTATTACTATTCGTTTAACGGAGTTAGTCCTGATGGTGATACACAAGTAGACCTATATCCTATACCAGACAAAGCATACACAATTAGATTTAACTGTGTACTTAGGTCAGACGATTTAGTAAATGATGCTGATACATTAACTGTACCAACTAAACCAGTAGAGCTATTAGCCTATGCAATGGCAGTAGAGGAGCGTGGTGAAGATGGTGGTATCAACCCTGTTAGTGCTTATGCTAGAGCTACTAATGCTTTACAAGATGCAGTAACTTTAGATGGTAACAAACACCCAGAGGAGTTAGTGTGGTATGAAAGCTAGAACAGTCTTTGTAGAATCACTAGCATCATCAGCAGCAGATTTATATACAGTACCCAATAATATGAGAGCAAAGTTAGTTCTTGTTTTTGTATCTAACAGTGCAGGTTCTACTAGAGGCGATACAAATGTAACTATTAACTTTGATTCTACAGAGATAACAGTGCTAGGTGATAAGAGTTTAAGTGCTGGTGACTTTATAGAATTACAAATGAATGGTGGTTATGTAATGCTAGAGGCTGGTTATAAAATCAAAGGTTCATGTGCAGGTGGTACAGGAGTTTCTTGTATCCTTACAGTTGAAGAAGTACCATTTATTGTGAGTACAAACTAATATGGCAAAAGAATTAGTAACAGCATCACTGGTAGCACCAGCATTTTTAGGTTTAAATACTCAAGAGTCTAGTTTGTCTAATGACCCTAGCTTTGCTCTTGATGCAAACAACTGTGTTATTGATGAGTTTGGTAGACTAGGTGCAAGAGAAGGTTGGTTCTATCGTACAACAGGTAGTGATGGTATTAACCTATTAGGTATGCACCCCTTCTTAGATGTAGCTGGTGTTAATACTTTTATATCTTGGAACGCTACTACATTTAAAAAAGGTTTTGGTACACTTACTACAATAACACCTACTACAACTGATACTATATTAGCAGGTAACTGGCAGTGTGTAACCTTAAATGATAGAGCTTATTTCTTTCAAGCAGGTTACAAACCTTTGTACTACACTAATGAGTCTACTGCTGATGAGTTTAAAAGCATAGACCAACACGCTGATTATACAGGTAATGTACCTAGTGCAAACATAGTAATGAGTGCTTATGGTAGACTATGGGCAGCAGACACTGCCACTAACAAAACTACTGTATACTTCTCAGACCTCTTAGAAGGTACTAAATGGGGCAGTGGGAGTGCAGGTAGTATCAATATAGCAGGTGTGCTTCCAAAAGGCTCAGATGTCGTTACAGGGCTTGGTAGCCACAATGGTCATTTAATTATATTTTGTAAGAACAACATTATTATATTTAAAGACAACGATAGTTTTCAAGGTAGCTTTGATGTAAACACCTTAACCTTAGTAGAAGTATTAGAAGGTGTAGGTTGTATTACTAGAGATACAATACAAAACACAGGTGCGGATATTTTATTTTTATCTGCTACAGGATTAAGAAGTTTAGGTAGAACGATACAAGAAAAGTCAGCTAAGTTAAATGACCTATCTAAAAACATAAGAGATTCTTTCTTAGGTAATGTAAATAGAGAGTCTAACTTTAGTTTAATTAAGTCTTGTTACTTTCCTGAGAAAGCGTTTTATTTAATATTTTTACCAGAAGCAAAAACTATCTATGTATTTGATACTCGTAGACCACTAGAAGATGGTGCTTATAGAGTAACAACTTGGAACAACTTAGACCACACTGATTTTGTTTACGATAAAACAACTAAAGAAATGTATCTTACACAAGCTAATGGCATAGCAGAGTATGGTGGATTTACAGATAACTCTGTTGCTTACACTATGACTTACTTTACTAACCACTTTGATTTAAATTATCCAAATCAAAACAAGTTATTAAAAAGGGCTGCTGTAACTGTTATTGGTTCTACTGCACAACCATTTAATTTAAAAGCTGGTTTTGATTATTTAACAAGCTACTTCTCGTTTCCATTTACAATAAAAGATACACCAGTATCAGAGTACGGAATAGCAGAGTACGGAGCAAATGCAGCAAGTGTAGCAGAGTATCAAGCAGGTATATCATTAGATAGATTAGATTCATCTGTATCAGGTTCGGGAAGCATCTTTCAATTAGGTATAGAAGCAAAAATTGATGGTGGTTCTTTGAGTATACAAAAAGTAGATATTTACGGAAAACTAGGTAGGATTATATAAATGAGTAATTATTCAAAAACAACAGACTTTGCAGCTAAAGATGCCCTGAGTACAGGTAACGCTAACAAGATTGTAAAGGGTACGGAGATTGATGATGAGTTTAGTGCTATTCAAACAGCAGTTAATAGTAAGGCTAACACCAATAGTCCAGCCCTTACAGGCACTCCTACAGCCCCAACAGCTAGCTCTGCTACAGACAATACTCAACTAGCTACAACAGCTTATGTAACAGCAGCAGTAACAGCAGCATTAGCTACTGCTGAAACTGCAAGACAAGCACTGTTCCCTGTAGGTACTATTTATACACAAGCAGGTGTAGCAACTAACCCAGCTACATTACTAGGGTTTGGTACATGGGAAGAATATGGTGCTGGTAAAGCAATCATTGGTGTTGATGCAAGTAATACTTTGTTTGATACTTTAGGTGAAACAGGTGGTGTAGCAGATATTACTATTTCTGGTACTACAGATTCACACACTTTGACACTAGCTCAAATACCAGCACACGACCATAATAATACTGGTACATACGATACTGGTGGTGGTGCATTAAACTACTTACCTAATGCGGGTAATCCCAACTTTACTTGGGGTGGTGGTGGACTAGGTGGTAGATATGGAGTTGAGCCTAATGGTGGTGGTCAAGGTCACACGCATGGTATTACATTTGATGGTACTAATGCCAACTACCAACCTTACATAACAGTTTATATGTGGAA